CGGGTCCTCTCGAATGCAGTGTCCAACCATAGGAGAGCACTAATGGCTAAGGAAGAATCATTCGAAACTTTGATGAATCGGATGATCTCTCAACTATTTGTACAATCCGATGGTCGTTCCACGGCAATTGTGACCATAGTCGGCGACGGAAACGTTCCTGTCCTCAGGCTCGATTTAGATCACAGGCAGCTAAAGGCTGTCCGTGACCATGATCACCACCTGGGTACAGAATCAATCTATCGCCGACTTTAGGTCGTTAGAGGGAGATTTCTCGTCCCTCTCTCTCTGCAGGAAGCTTTGACCTCTAAAAGGGCAAGGCTATCTGCTATCTAGCCACAAAGTTGTGGCGCCCCGAACTCCATTCGGGATCTTCTTTGATGGAGACTGCCAAGATGACATCCTATGTTAAGAAAAATCCTAGACGGTATACTGCGCGCACTGTTGTTAGAGGCTTTGAACAAGGTTCACCTCCGTATAATTACGAAGTTGACCGGGTCCAAGTCGACAACAACGAGCAAGCAGTATCCGGACAAGACAATTCCCAATATAGAGCCGTAATCCGGAGCGGTGGCAATGCCACCAATCCCGGTTCGGGTTATGTCATCGAGACGACTCGCGGTGGAGGTTCTGCATCTTGCTCTTTTAGGTGGCGACGTTGGGAGGGTGACCCCCCAGCGTACGTCCTCTATAAGGGCGAGGATCAGAGTGCCTCTGACCTGATCGCCTTCGTTCCTGAAGCTGATCAGGCCTCGGTCCCTCAATCCATCATAGATGCTGCGAAGGCTAGGTTCGTACAGAAAGTAAACCGTCAGTTGACACCGTTTCAAGGCGGTGTCTTCTTAGGTGAACTTCGTGATACGATCCGAACTGTATCCAACCCTGCACAGGCACTGCGGCGGCGGCTGTCAGCCTACCTCGGAGACGTTAAGAAACGTACCCGGGGTCTTCAAAAGGCTGGTAACCGTAAAAAGAACGCCGTTGTATCTGCGACTTGGCTTGAATACGCGTTTGGTTGGAAGCCTCTACTCTCCGATATTGATTCGGGGATGGAGGCGCTAAGCCGGGTAACGTCTGGTACTTATCCTGACATACGCGTTAGCGCTGTCGAGACTTATGAACCAGATCCTGACTTAGTAGGTGGTCAAAGTGAAAGCTATTGTGGCGAAACTATACTTTTTAAGCATAGATATCGCACCAAGTGCTCGGTCCGGGTGTATGGTGGCGTTAATAGCAAGACGCTCCAAGCATCCGGTTTCCGTGGAGCTTTTGGGCTCCGTCCACATGACTTCCTGCCAACAGTGTGGGAGCTAATCCCATACTCCTTCGTGGTCGATTACTTCACCAATATTGGTGAGATAATCGATGCTGTCTCTTTCTGCAGCAGTAGGCTCGAATATTCTGGCTTAACAACTAGGTATGAAACCACAGTTGAAACCTGTGATTTTCACCGTGTTGACCAGGACTTTTCTACACCTACTTTTAGCAGACAGGGTCAAATCGGTCTTGGTGTATCTCGGTCTAAGAGAATAGGATGGGCGCGAAGCCAAGTTGGCTCCTTCCTCCCCAGCGGGGTGACTTTTCACCTCCCGGGGGTTAGGCAACAATTTAACTTACTCGCCCTTCTATCTCAAGCTCGAGGCACTAAGATCTAATAACCAACGTAGTCCATCTTGGAGTTTTGCTCAATGAGCATTTCACTCACTAGCCCCGTAACAGGGACTGCCCAGACGGGCCTTACCTCCCCAACTTATACCGTCGTGACTGACGTCGCGCCGGATACGAATGGGAAGCAGTATGCAATTACCGCACTTGGCGGAACGCAGACTGGGGTCCGTGTGCACTCTGTCTCCGATCCGTTTACTGTTACTTTCTTCAGGCCTCGAGTGCCAAAAGCACTTGCAAGCCCGAATCCGGTGACAGGACGGTTCAACAGTGTACCGAAGAACACGTACACGGTCATCGTGCGAAAAGGTGTTAATTACGCGGCCAATCAGGCCCCGCAAATTCTTACCGCTCGCATGACGATCGACGTACCAGCCGGTTCTGACGCTTATGATAGCGCCAACATCCGTGCTGCGATGTCTCTCGCTATTGGTGCCTTGTCGGCCCAGAGCGCGGGATTCGGTGATCTCTTGGTAAATGGTGTTCTCTAACGTAGAGGTTTCTTTACCTATGCGTCTAAGTTCACTTATTCTACCAACGGCTGTGGGTATCCTACTTTGGATATTCATCATCCGGGTTACGAACTCAATTATTTCAGACTTTTCTGTATTCTTTACAGATTAATCTGATACTGAGTTAACTGTTGAAGGAGACACGTGATATGGGTATTCACTCTGTTGCGATGACCTCAGCTTTGGATGCTGATCTGCGAATGGCGTGCGGTATGGGATATGACGAACTTCGTTGTATTCCCCACCTCCCACCAGACAGTAGCCATGTGCTAGCCTCTGCTTGGTCTATCGCTAACTCTTTCTGGAAGAAGTTTCTTCCGAAGGAAAGAAGTAAGCAGGATCAAGCATGTTATGCTAAGTTCCTCGTATCGAATGAAAGATCGAGGACGTGGCAACTGCGTCTCAACACTTCTCTGGACGAAGAATTGTGGGGCACCTGGAAACAGGAGCTTTACAACTTCTTCTACCCGAAAGGTGTGCCCCTAATCGACTCGCTTGACTCAATCTTCCTTTCCGGGAAGGTCGGGCCAGGCTCGGCGGTTGGAGCGGTGAACGGAGACTTCTACTCGAAGATCTTCGCTTCACCTTTGACGTGCACTTCGCAGGGACTCGTAAAACATTATGAGTCCATGGTACGTCGGTTCCCTGAATGGTTTTCTGCAGAGAGCTTCCGCTCTCAGCACCTTTCAGCACCACGTATCGTCCAAGGCAGTCGATTAAGCTTCGCGCCTAAGAACGTCACCATTTCACGTCCCACCTGTGTCGAACCATCGCTGAATATGTATTATCAGCTTGGACTCGGCCAGATTCTGACTGAGCGCCTGAATCGGTACTTTCGTATCAATTTAGAAACCCAGCCAGATCGGAACGCGGAACTTGCCCATCGTGGCTCGATTGACGGCTCTTGGTCTACTATTGACCTTGAGTCGGCTTCCGATACCATAAGTTACGCCTTGATCAAGGAAGTTTTACCTTCCGCGGTCGTGTCGTACCTTGACCTTTTACGCAGTCCTATGACTGAGTTTAAGGGCGAGGGCATAGAGCTGCATATGATTTCGTCTATGGGGAACGGTTACACCTTTCCCCTGCAAACGATATTATTTGCTGCTATGGTGAAGGCCGTTTACCGATGTTCCGGCTTGCAAGAAAGAGTCGCAGTGTTCGGGGACGACATAGTGGTATTATCCACCGTCCGCCACAGAATGCTACGACTCATCGAGCTAGCCGGCTTCATTGTAAACCCTGCCAAGTCCTTCTTTGAAGGACCGTTCAGAGAGTCCTGCGGATACGACTATTTCTCTGGAAGAAATATTCGTGGTGTCTATGTTAAACGCATAGATACTCTTCAGGACTTGTTTGCCGTGATCAATGCCTGCAACCGCTTTACTGCGCGGACTGGGCTTCTGCTCAGGACGCTAGTACAGTTGTTAGCAGACAATGTTGATAGGTCATGTGAGATACCACCTTGGGAAGATTCCTCAGGTGGCATTCAACTTCCTTACAACATGATCAACTCACGACGTGTGTCAGAGACGACACAAGGTACAGTATATTCCCTATACTGTTTCAAAGCTCGTAAAATCCGGATAGGTGAAGATAAAATCTATACTTCCCGTAGAAGGAAGAAGATCTTATATAACCCGTCAGGTCTTTTACTTGCCTTTGTGAGTGGCATGGCATTGTCTTCCGGTTTACCTCTCAGAAAAGAGGGGCGCTGGAAGAAGAAGCGACGGAGCTGTTCCTCGTGGAACAGTTTCGGATCGAGGACCGAGTTTCAACTCGGTTTCGCCCTAAGGCAGTGGGAATCTGCCACCTACTACAACCTGTTTAGGGTTTAGTTAGGTCCCCG